GCGGTGGGCAGGGCAATACAGGCGCTCCTGCCGGTTCGGGGAATACCCCTGCAACAACGCCATCGCAAGGTAACAATGGTGGAACTTCTATCGGAACAAATGCTGGCGGCGGCGGCGGCGCATCGGCTGCGGGAAATAACGCATCTGTAGATAGTGGCGGGGGAGCGGGGACAGCTTCGTCATTATCTGGTTCTTCTGTCACTTACGCTGGCGGGGGTGGCGGAGCGCGTTATAGTGGTTCTGGCCCTGCTGGTTCTGGTGGCGGTGGCGCTGGCGCTAATTATGGAAGCACCGCAGGCGGTAATGGAACCGCAAATACAGGCGGTGGCGGTGGCGGCGGAGCCAATAGCGGCCCTACAGCTTCCGGCGCAGGCGGTTCTGGCATCGTAATCATAAAGTTTAACTAATGAAAAAAATCTACAAACTCTACGGCATAAACACAGCTATGTATCTTCTTCGCCCAGAAGCAAAATGGGAGTGTGATGGACAGAAATTCACGCGTTGGGATGACGAACGTCCTTGCCCAACGATGGAAGAAGTTTACGAAACTATCGACAAGATTAAAGCGTTTGAGGATAGCATAAACACTATCTACACAGCCAAGCAGCTTGAAGAAATGGGCGTTAAAGAAGCTGAATTAGAGAAAGCTCTCGCGTGATAATGGAAAATCTTTTCCCGACTCCTATCGGGTTTTTTAAATACGACGGCGAGATAGATACAGATTTTCTCGCTAGTCAGCCTCAACGCCCAAATGATGGCAACACAAGTAGCGAAGATAAATACCTGCTAAAGCAGAAAAAACTATTAAATCTTCGTCAATTTATTGAGAAATCGCTGCACGAATACTTTATGGCAACCTTCTGTCCTAAGAACGACGCGCATCTAAAGATTACGCAGTCTTGGCTGAACTGGACAAAGCCAGGGCAATTTCATCACAAACACGCACACCCTAACTCACTGATCTCAGGGTGTTATTATGTAAACGCCCATAAGGACAGCGATAAAATATTTTTCTACCGCGACGGCTATCAGCAAATCAAATTTCCGCCTGCCGAATGGAATCCTTACAATTCGGAGAGTTGGTGGTATCCTGTCGGCACTAGCGATCTTGTGTTATTTCCTTCCTCGCTGACGCATATGGTTCAGCCTGTAGAGGGCGAAGACACGCGGATCAGTTTGGCTTTCAATACGTTTCCAATTGGCGTAATTGGCGACGAGAATGAATTAACCGCGTTAAAGTTGGAGAAATAAGGTGGCTCATTTTGCAGAGTTAGACGCGAATAATGTCGTCCTCCGCGTTATCGTGGTGGATACAAAAGATAATTCTACAGCTGATGGCGTAGAAAAAGAAAGCATTGGTCAGGCGTTTTGTGAACGACTTTTAGGTGGAACTTGGGTCCAGACCAGTTACAACAACAATATCCGCAAGCGTTATGCTGGTATTGGTTACACATACAATAAAGACCTTGATGCCTTTGTCCCGCCACAGCCTTATCCTTCTTGGACATTAGATAATACAACGGCTGATTGGGTTCCTCCTATCCAAATGCCTACAGATGGGAAAATCTATAGTTGGGACGAAGAAACAAAGTCTTGGGTTGAGGTTGCGCCATTTGTTTCGGCAGGTCCAACTGGTCCTGCATATTAATATTTAACATTCTCGGAAGGGGGAGAATGTGCTTCCAATCGTCACTTGCACAGTGGACGGAAAATGCTTGCCGGTCCTACAGGCGAGTGTGAAGGCATATGCCCCCGAAGTTCCACATTTAATTTACAGCCCTCGCATGGAGACATCTGCAAAGTCGTATGATTTTGCCCTTAAAATTGTGTTCCAAGAATATGATGAGGTTATTGTTTGTGCCGATGATATTGTGTTGGGGCCAGACAGCTATAGGTTGTTGTGTGAGGATATTGAAAGGCTGAAATGTATTCATGGCGATAAGCTGGGCTTTGTGGCGGCGCATTCCGACTACACGCGATACACGCAAAATGTCCGATACAAACAGGCCGAAACTGACACGTTAGAGTTTGGAAAGTGGTCGTGGGAACATGAATGCAGGGCTACTCGACGGTTAAGCCCTATCTTTCACTATCTTTCAAAAAAGATGTATGAGGACATCGTTTTACCGCCGATTGAGTGGTATAGCGATGATGTGATGTGCGAAGACTTAAACTCTTTAGGTTACGTGCATTACATATCAAGATGTTATGTCCATCACGCAGGGTCCCAAACACTTGGGAGGGATGGGCAGGCATTAACAAATGCTGCGATGCCGTGGCTAATTGCAAATCGCCCGCAGTATTTGGATTTGTTTTTCGGAGAAGGAGCCAAAGATAAAATGCAAACGATAGACTTAACGGCGATAGAAGTCGCGCCGGAGCCAAAAAAGCTCAAGATTTGTGTCTACACAATCACGAAGAATGAAGAAAAGTTCATTGAGCGCTGGGCAAAGTCAGCACAAGACGCGGATTTGCTCCTCATTGCCGACACAGGAAGCGACGATAAAACGGTCGAGATTGCCAAGGCGAATGGGGTGCAGGTGTATGACATCTGTATCACTCCATGGCGCTTCGATCATGCCCGCAATGCTTCCATTGCCTTGATCCCAAAAGACATCGATATTTGCATTTGTCTGGATGCTGATGAGGTGATGGAGCCGGGGTGGCGGGAAGAAATCGAGCGCATTTGGGTTCCCGGCACAACCCACATGCAGTATAGATTTAACTGGGGTGGAGGAATTGAATTTTATTCCATGAAAATCCACGCAAGGCATGGGTATTACTGGCATCACCCCTGCCATGAACATATCCGAGCTGATCGAAGGATTAAAGAAATCTGGGCAAACTCAGATATGCTGTTAATCACGCATCATCCAGATCATGAAAAAAGCCGAGGGCATTATTTAGACCTCTTGGAATTATCTATAAACGAAGATCCGCACTGCCCGCGAAACGCTTTCTATTACGCCCGAGAGCTTTCGTATTATTGCCGCTGGGATGATGCGATTGAAGCGCTCAAAAAGTATTTAGCCATGCCGGAAGCCACATGGGTAAATGACCGCTGCTATGCGATGCGGGTTCTTGGTCAATGCTATCTGGCAAAAGAAGATCCTGTAAGTGCGGAAGGCTGGTATCATCGGGCCGCTGGTGAGGCCCCGAACACCCGGGAGCCTTGGGTTGCACTTGCAAGACTTTACCACAACCAACATCGCTGGGCGGAATGCTATGGCGCGGCGATGCGAGCCCTTTCCCTTACACAACGGGACTTGGTTTACACCTCAGAACCTGCGTCATGGGGATTTGAGCCGCATGATCTTGCAGCATTGGCGGCGTGGAATTTAGGGCTCAAGGAAATAGCTGCAGAACAGGGCCGGTTGGCGTTGGACTTGGCCCCCGAAGATGATAGATTAAAAGAGAATTTAGCGTGGTATCTGGGGGAAAAAGGTTAAAACCTTTACTTTGAGGGATGAACATGGTTTGGCCGTTACAATCACAATGCGATAGCTTTTATGGAAATCCGAGAGGGCGCAACGGTCGGGCCTCGCCTGCGTGGGAAAAGGCGAACCTTGTGCGCATTTCGCCCCCTTTCAAAATGCAGTTTGCCGGAAAGCCCATCACCTCACTCGCGATCAATAAGAAGTGCGCTGAAAGTCTAGGGCGGATTTTCAAGGCGATCTGGGATGCTTCCGGGCATGACCAAAAAGTGATCGATCAATGGGGCGTGTCGGTTTTCTCAGGTTCTTACAATTATCGTCTGATGCGCGGCGGGAATGTGCTTTCAATGCACTCTTATGGATGCGCGATTGATCTGGATGCCCCCCGCAATTTCTTCCATGAACAAGACCCGCATTTTGCCCATGTTCCGCAGGTAACGAAGGTCTTTAAGGATGAAGGCTGGGTTTGGGGCGGCGATTGGTCTGGTCGCTCGAAGGACGGAATGCACTTTCAAGCGGCGAGGGTGTCATGACACGGGATACTTGGCAAAGTTTTCTTGTCACAGCGTTTTTCATCCTTGCGCTTTGTGCCATTTCTTCACTTTTAACAAGTTGCACAGCTCAAAAAGCGGTCTTTGACTGTGTTACACATCCAAGAGACTGCAATTAGGAGTTTAATATGAAAATCCCTGCGTTTATCGAAAACTGGAAAACTTCGATTTTAGGTTTTGCTGCGATTGTTGCGGTTGTAGCGAAATGGGTGCAAGCTGGGCAGGTGGATTTTAACGATTTCAATAGTCTGGTTGCGATCCTGACGGGCGCTGGACTGATTGTGGCGAAGGATGCAGGCAAATGACCTTCGGTCCTATTCTCTCCATCTTAGGTCTTGCGTCTTATTTGCAAGATGCTGAAACGATTGTGAATGTGTCGAAGGACACGTATGAAGCGATCAAAGATGCTAAAGCGATGCTGGATGGCCCGGAAGGACAAAAGTTTAAGGCAGCGATCCGCAAAGCGATTGATGACGCTGAACATGACATCAAAAATAAAGTTAGCGATGTGACTCATCCCACAATACAATACGCCGCAGGGAGCTATCAATGGGATGGATTTGAAGGCTGGGTTTGGGTGCCAAAAGGAGCGGAGCAATGAGCTTTTTCTCATCAATAACGAGTTTCTTTTCGAAAGCGGCGGTCACAACAGAGGCCGATGCTGTCGCGTTTAGCATGAAAGTCTGGGCGGAAGCGCAGATTGTGGAAAAAGATGTAATTGCGGTGGCGAATTGGATCGTGAATGAGATCCCTGTGCTGACTGCAGGTGTTGCCCGGATTACTCCACTTGTAGATGCGATTGTCGGCCTTGCTGATCCTACGATTGCGGCAAAAATGGCGGCATTAAATGCCGCGATGGCCGGGCTAAATGCTTTTGCTGCGTCCACAAAAGCTGGAACACTTACGCCAGATCAAGCAGTCGCAGGATATTCTTCTCTCAAAGCCGCAAGCGCTGCCGTGCAGGAATTGGCCGCAACTGCATCAAATATTATCGCTGTAACCCCCGCATCAAAACCATCGTAGGAGAGAAGGATGTCTTTGCACCACGACAGCGCCTTTCATGATCTTCTTAACACTCTTTTTTCGACGACAAGTGAAAAGGCTGGAGCGATAGTGGCGGCAAGTATGATTTCATCACCTCTTTGGCTCCAATCAATTCAACCGGTGTCGGACATGGCAGCGGTTTTTGCTCCAATTCTCGGCTGCACATATCTGTCCATGCAGATCGGGCTTAAAATATGGGACAGGTTTATTAAAAGGGGATTGTGATGGATAACATGTCAGGTGCAGGTGGAGCTGCTTATTTTAAATCTCAGCATGAAGGTGAAGATTGCCATCGTATGGGCGAGCATCACGACATGAAGAAACTTACAAAGTCTTCAGCCATGAACAAGGCTGAGACGAAGACGGTGAAACATTCAGAGGCGAAAGAAGCCACGACGAAAGACAAGCAGCTTGCCTCTGAAAAGAAAGAGTCAGTGATGTATGGCATGAAAACCTCCAAAAAGTTAGGTGGAAAGTAATGGCAAAGACTCCAAAGAAAATGTCCATGAAAGAGTGGGAGAAATCCCCAATGGACAAAAAGATGGACAAGAAACTCGCCGCAAAAGGGATCAAGGAAGGCTCGAAAAAAGAGCAAGCCATGGACCGCAAGGAAATGAAGAAATATGATAAGAAATGCAAATAGTTAGCCCCATTTTGGATTGAATATAGAATGGACCTAACCGCACAAAATGCCCCACAGGCGAAGGTTATTGAATGGCCGGAAAAGCTCCAATGCTTGTTCTGGCCAAAGGTCAATGATCTGCCTGTGAGGTATCGGGTGCTTTACGGCGGGCGAGGTGGCTCGAAGTCATGGGGTATGGCGAGGGCCTTAGTGGTTCTGGCGGCAAAACGGGAACTTCGCATACTTTGTGCCCGTGAGTTGCAGAACTCCATAAGGGACTCAGTTCACAAGATCCTATCAGATCAAATTGAGGCCCTTGGCCTTTTGCCCTATTACCAGATCGAACAAGCAAGAATTTTTTGCCCATCGACAGGGAGCGAGTTTTCTTTCGAAGGAATTCGCAACAATGTCACGAAGATTAAGTCATATGAAGGTGTGGACATATGCTGGGTTGAGGAGGCGAATAAGGTCACGAAAAATTCGTGGGAAGTCCTCATACCGACGATACGTAAGGAGGGCTCTGAGATATGGGTTTCGTTTAACCCAGAGCTTGAGTCCGATGATACTTACCAGCGTTTTGTTCTATCTCCTCCTAAAAATGCGGTAGTGCAAAAGATTTCTTGGCGAGATAACCCGTGGTTTCCGGGGGTCCTCAAACAAGAAATGCTGGATTTGAAATCCAAAGACCGTGATGCGTATTTGCATGTTTGGGAAGGGGAGTGCCGGAAATCATTGGAAGGGGCGGTTTATGCCGAAGAACTTCGAGACTGTGCGGAAGAAGGCCGGATCACGCATGTTCCACATCATGCTTCTTCTACTGTCAATTTGTATTGGGACTTGGGTCGGAGTGACCATACAGCTATCATTTTTGAACAATATGTAGGGATGCAAAGACGGGTAGTGGATTATTATCAAAACCGCCTGAAAGGTCTTGACCATTACATTCATGTGCTTCGCACAAGGCGGTCAGGGACGGGGGAGCTTTATGAATACGGAACCTGCTGGTTGCCCCACGATGCGCGAGCTAAAACCCTTGGGTCGAAAAAATCTATTGAAGAACAAATGCGAGATGCAGGGTTTCGAGTCCGTATCGTCCCGCGCCTTTCAAAATTCGACGGCATTGTCGCTGCGCGGAGTATCTTTCCAACTTGCTGGTTTGACGCCGCAAGATGTGAGAAAGAACTTCTTCATGCTCTTCGCCACTATCATTATGAAGAAAACCCAGTGACGGAGGTTTTGTCGTCAGAACCTGTGCATGACTGGTCTTCACATGCGGCAGATGCTTTTCGGTATATGGCGATTGCCTCGCAAGGGGGCGAGACAACAAAACATCGACATGTTACAAGTGCGTTGAAGAAACATGGTTTAATGGGCAGAGTGCAGGAATTCGGCGAAAGCCTTGGATGGTTAGGATAACAAATGTCAGAGCCTACGAACGAACACCTTGAAAAGTTCCAGAAAATCTTCCGTAGAGCGCAGGATCGGTTTAGGCGTTGTGAGGATTGGGAAAGTTACGCAAGGCGCTTGTTTCTGGATGATTTGAAGTTTGCGAATGCTGACGCAGACAATAAATACCAATGGCCGACCAGAATGTGGAATGACAGGCAAAGGGACGAACGGCCTGCCCTGACCATCAATAAGACCCGCCAGCACAACTTGAACATCATCAATGATGCCAAGATGAATAAGCCGGGAATTAAGTATCGAGCGGCAGGTAATGGTGCGACGGCTGAAGCAGCACGGATTTGGGATGGCATTGCAAGGCACATTGAATATCAGTCAAACGCCCCCGCGCATTACGACGTTGCTACGACTTTCCAAGTTACGTCAGGTATTGGGTATCTGCGGGTTATCACCGACTATGTGGCAGAGGACTCTTTCGACCAAGATATTTACATCACGTCGATCCCAGATCCGATGACGGTTTATATTGACCCGGACGCAAGGGCTCCGGCCAAAGAGGACATGAGATTTGCCTTCATTTTTGAAGACATGCCGAAGGATGTTTTTGAGAAGAAATACCCACAATACGTCAAGTATATGGGAACGGAAGGACTTGTTGGTGATCGCGGCTGGCGAGATGATGACCATGTGAGAGTGGCGGAATACTTTGAAGCGGAAGACGTTGACGATGAATTGCTGATGTTTGACGGGCCGGACGGTGCGCCTGTTACAATTTTGGCTTCAGATTTGAGAAAGTTTGATAAGAAAAGTAAGTATTTTGATGATCCTTTGACGCGAAAACGCTCTGTTCAACGTCGAGTCATCCATTATCACTTTATCGTTGGAACTCATATTGTTGAGTCTGAGGAAAAGGAATGGATTGGAAAGACGATCCCGATCATTCCGGTGATTGGTGAGGAAGTCATTATTGAAGGAAGAATGGATCGTAAGGGCCACACACGGGCCATGAAAGATCCACAGAGGATGTATAATTACTGGGCCTCGAGTGCGGTGGAATATGGAGCGCTGCAATCAAAGACCCCTTGGATTGTTGGAGTTGAGACGGTTGAAGGTTTTGAAGAATACTGGGCAACCGCGAACCGTCAAAACCACGCATATCTACCGTATAAATCTGTTGGCGATGATGGAAAGCCGCTTCCGCCTCCGGCAAGAGTTGAGCCCCCAGTTCCGTCGCCTGTTGCCTTGAAGGGGATGGAAGTTGCCGCGATGGAAATGCAGATGGTTTCCGGGCAATACGAAAACCAGATGGGGCAACAAGGGAATGAACGGACGGGGAAGGCGATTGCTGAACGTCAGCGTCAAGGTGATCGTGCTACTTACCATTTCATCGATAACCTTGCGATTGCGATACGACAGGTGGGTAAGATCGTTCTGGATCTGGTTCCGAAATTGTATGACACGAATAGAATTGTGATGATTTTGGCAGAGAACGGGGAAAGTTTAGAGGTCAAACTCGATCCACAACTACAACAAGCGCATCAACTTGAACTTAATGAGAATAATGAGGTTATTGGAAGGATTTTGAACCCTGCGATTGGGCAATACGAGGTACAAGCTGATGTCGGCCCCGGTTATGCCACAAGGCGAGAGGAGGCGTTTAACGCTCTAACACTCATCCTCACGCAAGCCCCAGCTTTGACCAATATCATCGGGGACATTATGTTCCGCGCTGGCGACTTCCCAATGGCAGAGGAAGCAGCCGAAAGGCTAAAGCGCATGGTTCCGCCGCAAGCGCTTGGTCAAGGTCCGACGCAAAACGAGCAAATTCTGGCTCAACAAGTGCAGCAATTGCAAAGCGCACTTAAAGCCACGATGGACGAGCTTTCGAAAGAAAAAGGCAAGACGCAAGCGCGGCTCGAAAAGCGCGAGGTCGATGTCTACGACGCGATCACAAAACGCATCGATGTGGTTGGCAAGCAAGGGCTTTCTGCGCTACAATTGTCGAAATTGCAGAATGATGTTGTCAAAGAGAGCGAAGAAGTTCCGATCAGCGACACATACGAAGGGCATAAGGAACAAGGGTCAACTCCGGGAGCGGAATATGCAGAGGAACGGGATGCGCAAATGTCCTTACCCCTTGAAGACCATGAGATGCCGGAAGGGGCTTTTCGAGGCCCAGATGGCCACGTTTACGGACCGCATCCGGAAATGCCGGGAACGATAGCACGGATTACAAGAAGGGGTTAAGAGATGGCCACGAAGCGCACATTAGAGCAAGAGGCACAAGAAGCGGGCGAACGCAATGTGGTGCCGGGACAGGCGTGGCTTGCGGCCCTCATCCGTGGTATTGGTAGGGAGATGCAAGAGAACTCGATGGGCGGTGCGCCTTTCGGGCAGGCTACACGGGAGGAATTAGGTTCCCTCGGTTATGAACAGATGCTTCGGGAACAATTTCCAGAAGAATTTGCGAGAGGAAGACTTTATGGCTCCGAAGCGTTTCCGACAGATGTGGCGTCGTTCTATGCAGCGCGCCCCGGTCGTTCGGCATTTACACAAATTGCAGGACGTGAAGCCGGAGTAGCTGGTGGTCCTCGCGCTATCGGTGGTGCTGGCACTCCTGCATTAACCTATGAACCGGTCGCAGCGGCACCAAAGGGCTCGTTTGATGCGAGCATGATGGAGGCCTATCGGCGAGGAGCGGCGGGCTCAAGGGCTCCCGGCAGACCACAAGCCTTTCGCCCAGAAGACTTTTTAGCGATTGAACAAGGCCCGTTGCCTACGAGCAGAAATCTTTTTGAGGCTAATAATACGTTGGCTGCCCGTCGTGGGATGCCAAGCCCTGCACCTGCAGCTTATGATTATGAGGGTCCTGCAGGTCCGGGTCCTTTTAATTATCGTCCGACAAATGACTTTGAACGTGGGACGATGGGAGCTTATTACGGAAATCGAGGCAAGGGTGATTACGGTCCTTACGTTCCGGGCAGACGCTCCGGTCCATTTCAAGAAGGCGATTTTCCTCCATACACCCCGGAAGAAATGGGACAAGCGGTTGCTCCTTATAGACCACAGACAATGTTAGAAGGTGGTGGAATTCCGCCCGGAGGGCTTCCCGCTCGACAAGGTGGGCAGGTTCCTTCTTACCGGTATGTTGGGTCAGAGGCAGACCGTTTTCCTCGCGGCGAATACCAAGCACCAAATGGGGCGTATGGTGAGTTTAGAGATGTGACCGGGAACGTGCTTTCTGGCCCACAACAAGGAACTGCGCTGGTCCCTTATGGGGAGGCTGAAAATGCGTTACGTGCTGGCGGGATGCCTTGGGGTAAAATTGCGGCGGGTGCTGCAGGTGTGGGTCTGCCCTTTATGGCGGCTTATTACGGACGCGACGGTGGCCCTCCTGCTGCTATGGATGCTGGCGGGGTTATGGCTGCGCCAGAGGCAAGAGGAGCGCAACAACTTCCGCCTATAGATGTTTTTGGGCGCAGAACGTATCGTGAAATGGGCCCATCGATGACTGAGGCAAAGGGTGGGACAATGCCTCAGAAAGCAAAAGGTGGAAAAGGTGCACCAGTTCCCCCAAGACGCCCGGAAGAAACTGCATCAGAAGGTCAATGGGAAGGCAACTTGAACTATCACTTCACAAAAATGCTCGACGATTTGTTCGGACAGGGTGAAGCAGAACGCGGTCGCAAAACCCAACAATGGTATGAAGCTCATGGCGGGTGATGTTCAATTCAATCCAGCTGGAGATGTAGAGTATGCTTATCAACCGATAAGTGCGGCTGAATGGAACCGGATTTATCAAACGCAATCTCCAGAAGAAAGTGTTTTGAATAATATGTATCCAGCGGCCATGCGGTCGTATGCAGGTTCATGGCTTGGAGATGAAGGTGACATCACTCAACATAGATTTAGCTCAAAAGAATTAAACGCTTTACATCAAGATTATTTACAAAAAAGAGCAGATTATACGGCAGGTTTTGGGCCTAATCCATTGACAGGCTTCCAGAAAGGGCGCATCCCTGACGTAAGCCATTTTGTGCCTTACGACCAGTATTCACAAGAAAATGCGATGCCGGATATGCAGGGTTGGGGGAGCATGTTCTCAGGCACGAAGCCATTTTCACAAGGTGCTTATTACGAACAGTCACCAGAGGGAACGCGCTTACGGAATTATTATACAACTCCGTATGGGCAAAGAGAGGTGAATGTATTGTTACCAATGGAGCCAATGGAATGAGAGAGCCGCTTATAAAACTCCCCGGTAAGGGAGCCCATGCGCATAAAATGGTTGCGGAAACCGCCAAAAAGATGGCGGAAGAAGTTTATGAAAGCTGGGCCTCAAAAAGCAATGAATTCTACAAGGAACATCGATCCTTAGAAGAATATGTGAAGTCTTGCTGGCCTTTGTATTTGGACGCAGCGCGGGCAACTCTTGCACAATTACTTACAACAAACATGGATGATGTGTTAAAAGAAGAAATCCATGATGCTTTAATTCGGGATGCGACGTTACGTCGAGGGCGTGAGGGCGTCTTACAGATGAAGAAAGGTAAAGGAGCCTAATATGAAAACATTTTACAACACCATAAACTTCCAAGCGGAAGGTGAAGCGGGCGCTGCGCCTGTCGAGGCTCCGGCTACGCCACCAGTTGAAGCACCACAAGAGGCCCCACAAGAAGCGCCACAAGAGGCCCCGGCCACAATCGAGACTGAAAATAAGCCACCGCAGGGCCTTTTAGATCGCATCGGCCAACTTACTCGCCAAAAGCGGGAACTCGAAGAACGCCTTCAAGTCATGGAGGCTCCGCACTATGAAGCACCTGCTGCTGGCGGGGGCATTGATCCAAAAAGCGTTCAACTGGAGATTTATCGTCAGGCACAGGAACTGGCAAAACAACAAACTTGGAAAGAGACGACGGATAAAATCTGGAATGAAGGGCTGGCTAAATATGGCGATTGGGCTCCGCAGCTTAACAACATGGCTCAAATCCTTGGTGGTATTCCTACGACCCTCACGGAAGCAGCGATTGAAAGCGGAAATCCACACGAGGTCCTCTACCATCTGGCTAAAAATCCTGATGAAGCTGCCCGAATTGCACTCCTTCCACCCACCAGACAGGCAGTGGCAGTTGCTAAGTTGGCGACAGCCGTTACCGCCCCACGAAAAGTGACATCTGCTCCACCCCCGATTTCTCCGAAAGTTCAAGGGATTGGAAGTGCCCCGGCGACACTTGACGACCCGAACATTTCAATGGAAGAATGGGCAAGACTTCGCAATGAGCAAGCTATGGCTCGTCGCAAAAGGTAGGCGAGGACACCTTCAACGTCCTCCCCTTGCTGATCGCAGGGTAAGCGATCTGGGTTGCCTGTCAAGAGACGGTCGCAGGCTCCGTCAGATG